AAGAATTTTTATTTCTTGATGCAACATGGTTGCCGTCAGCTTCACAACGTCGCAGATATAAAGATGTGTTGTCTGATTTAACGGAGTGGGCTTATGCGAAAACAAACAAGAAGAAAAGGGTATCTAATCCAAAACAATCGAGTAAGAGGGATACCCCCAGATGATATTTCCAGTAGACACGCTTCGTCTGGAAATTTTCGGGTTACGGCGATTACTATCGACCAGAATCCTGAAAAGGCTTGGATTGTGGGGGACTACGAAACATTTAGGGAGGCAAAATCTATAGTTGACAGTTTACCCATCAATGGAGTAAGCTATTACGTACACGCTGATTCCAGCCGAATTCTATATTCTAGAAAAGGATTGATGAATGCCTAGTTTTGAATATATTGAATCTGCCGTAATTTTTGGGCTAGACGCAAAGAAAACTCTCAACTCTTTTAAGCATATAGAAAAAGATTTTGCTAAACATGGGGACGCTTACAAATTTATAACTCAATATTTTGACCAGTATGGGGAATTCCCTACCCCAGAAGTGTTGAGTGAGAATTTTCCTACCCTAGATAAAACAGCCCAGTCTGTCAATTTTGACTATGCGACCAGTCTTTTTAAGGATCAAGTACTTCAACGTCAAATAGTACGGACAGTTCAAGCCCAACGAGATATAATAAAGGAAAACCCTAAGAAAGCTTTATCCAATATAATGGTTGGCTTAACGGATATTGAAGTTATCTATGATGAAGATGTCCAATCCTATGATACAGGGGAATTAACTCGATTAGATGAATGGCGTGAACGAACCAAGAAACGCCAAATGGGTGATGGCCTTATGGGAATCCCCACGAGTTTTAAGAGTATTAATGGAACGGGCGTAGGATGGATGCCAGGAGAGTTAATTTCTTTATTCGCAAGACCATCTATTGGTAAGACATGGATGTGTATACATGCTGCTGCTACTGCCATAAATAGTGGTTTTAGAACCCTGTTTATTTCAACAGAGATGCCCATAGCGTCGGTTAGCATGAGACTAGATGTTGTGTTAGCGAATATGATGGGGTATAAATTATCTCACACAGCTTTAAGAAGGGGCGATGAGATAGATGAAGAGGAATACATTAAATTCCTAAAAGCATCTAATAGCCAGTCTTTGTTAGTCTGTGACCATATCGTAGGGCAGGTGGGTATTTCTACAGATGCTATAGCTGGTTTGGTACGGAAGCACCAACCAGATTTTGTAGTTGTGGATGGTGTGTATCTTATATCTACAGGGGATTCAAAGAAGGCTATTTGGGAACAATCCCATTCGCTTTTTTATGGACTTAAGAATTTAGCGACTGCAGTAGGTACTCCAATCTTTGTTTCTACCCAAGCAACTAGGGATGCCTCTAATATGTTTACTCCACCCAGGGCTGACCAAGTAGCCTTTGGGGATGCCTTAATCAGAGCATCTGACGTAGCTATGGCAATGTGTGCATTAGAAGATGCGGATGATAAACGCATGGTACAATTCCAAAAATACAGAGATGGGGAACTATCCCAAGATTTAACAGCCATGCAGAGGGATGTAGATAATGGAGACATTCTAGAACTTCCAGACTACGAATGGGGCGATTTTTAAAGAGAGTAGGAGGTCAGCTATGCTTGAATTTTTTGAGAAGTTAGTAAGTAAAACTTCTGTAAAACATACCTTTATTAAACAGTTAAATAGTAAGGGGCCAGGAAAACATCCTGTAGCTTTAACTATTGATGATATTGATAGGGGCTATGTTTTGGATGCTGACGGCTATAAGAATGAGATAGTACTGTTTCTTAGAAAAGATAAGAAGGATAGATAGTGGTAGACTGGCACTCCATTCTAACAGAATATGGGGTGAGTGTAGGAGATACGTCAGAGTTCAATACTCACTGCCCGTTTCATAAAGACGCAAGAGAATCTTGTTCTATCAATATGGATAAACAGGTTTGGATTTGTCATGCTGGATGTGGTCAAGGACATCTTGCATCCTTTTTACAGAAAATTTCAGGTCATTCATGGCAGGAAATTAATGAGCTTGTTGAGGAACAGAAATGGGATTTAGACTTTAATTTATTTGATGGTATTGTAATTGAAGAAGATTATCCCACTTCTTTAATCGCAGAAATGGATTCTCTAGTCGAACTCCCCGATTCTCATTGGATATTTAAACGGGAATTTGATCGGGACAGTCTGGAAAAATGGGGATGTAAAAGTAATAATTATAATGATTTGGTAATCCCAGTTAAGAATAAGAGTTCTGAGCTTTTAGGTTGGATTTCTAGACGAGTTCAGGCAACTCCTAAATATCTTTTTTCCAGGGGATTTAAAAAATCTAAAAGTTTGTTTGGAATAGAGCATTTTAGAAATCGTAATGTTGATGTTTTGTTTTTGGTTGAGGGGGCATTAGATGCTATATGGCTTGACCAACATGGCTATACTAGTGCAGCGATTTTAGGAGCCACAGTTTCTAAAAGTCAAGCAGATTTAATAAGTTCTTTAAATCCCTCTGAGCTTGTGTTATGTCTGGATAATGATGAGGCGGGTAGAAAGGGAATCGCCAAAGCAACCCTTGACATGAATGAACGATTCATGATATCTTATATAAACTTACCCGATGGGTATAAAGATGTTCAGGATATACGTAGTTCAACACAGTTAAATAAAGTGCTTCAAAATAGAAATTTGTGGTAGGAGGACAGGAAAGAATGAGCGGTATTACTAGGATTCAGAAAAGTAGGGAGTCCGCGAGGGATTCCCGTAGTAGACTAGAGGATGGGCCAGAAAGAAAAGAAATTTGGCTTAAGGATGGTGACCAGGCATTTCTTACTTCTGTGGCTACAGGAGAAGAAAACGACACACTTTTAGACGACATATACCTTTATATTTATAGAGTAGCTAATCGTTGGATAAACGTTCTGCAAGACGAGCGTGTAGATACTGGTAATGTCCCTGAAGATGTACGTCCTTCTCACAAGTTTGCGTTTTGGGCTTACATTTATAATGTTATTCATACTGAGAAGCGAAATGATTCTTGGGAAGAAGTAGAAGGCCCAGGTGGACGCAAGATGTTCAAGGAAGAGATTAATGATTTTCGTGTAATCTCTCTTGGTTTTGGACGAAGTGATTATGTCTGGAATCAACTAGTGGACATTCATAGTGATTGGGGTGCATTGAATAAGGGGGTAATCCGAATTAAAAGGACTGGTGCAGGGGCATATGATACGTCTTACACCCTTGCTGCTACTCCTAAGAAGGATGAGATTCCCTCTGATAGAGAAGTAGATAGCTTGAAGCTTGAGCCTGTCAAAGAGTATTTCTTTGCTAGATATGGTAATGCTCCTCCTAGTGAGGAGAAAACCGCTGAAGACACTAGTTCCTCCTTATTCTAGGCTAGATGTAGACTCTTACTTTTTACAAATGGCCCAATTGGTAGCCCAACGGTCTACCTGTAGAAGAAGAAGTGTTGGGTGTGTGTTGGTGGACTCCAATAATCATGTAGTCGCTACTGGTTATAATGGAGTCCCCACACACTTCCCTCATTGTTTAGATTCTCCTTGTCTTGGGGCCGACTCCCCTTCCGGTACAAATTTAGATTTATGTTTAGCTGTTCACGCTGAACAAAACGCCCTGCTTCAGTTACGATCCAATGATTTTTTAACTGCTTACTTAACGGTTTCGCCGTGTGTTACATGTGCTAAGATGATTGCTAACAGCAAGATTAGTAGAATTGTTGCTCAGGAATCATACACACAAGCTTCTGCCTTTTCTATTTTAAAACAAGCGAACATTATATATGACTATCGTAACTAACCAAACATTTAACGATGAGTTATTGCGTTTACAGAAGATAAACGCTAAGGAAAGAACGTTGGTTGTAGATGTTGAGACTAATGGTCTTGACCCCTATGGAGCGAACCAAATCTGTGGTGTTGGAATTGGTGAAGCCCACACGGGAGGATTCGTTCAGTATTACCCCTTCAGACATCATCAAGGAGAAAATCTCTCTGCAGAGCATTTAAGCTCATTAATAGGGTTTTTAAACACATCTGTTGATACCTTTATTGGCTACAATCTTAAATTCGATTTACACTTCTTATTTCAAGAGGGGTTAGATGTTACGAACAAAAGATTGGTTGATGTGATTGTTATGGTACGTTTGGTTGAACATTCTGAAATTAAAGATTTAGGTTTAACACCCACAGGAAAACGTTGGTACGGTGCGGAAGCTGTCCAATATGATATTGACACAAAGAAAGAATTGAGAAGTAATAAATGGAATAAAGATTTTTCTATGGCTCCTCCTGAGATGCTTGGTACATATTGTGAACAAGATGTAGAACTCACAGCTAAAATTTATCAGGGTAGTTTACAGAAGATTCAGAAGACCAAGCAGATGAATATTTTTAATGTTGAATGTGAATTAACTTCGGTTTTATATACTGCCGAACAACGTGGGATAGTTGTGGATATAGATTATGCAGTAACTATTAGTCAGATGCTTAATAGTAGGCTAGAAGAAGTTGCCAAAGAAATCTACACTTTGGCAGGAAAAGAATTTAATGTTTCTAGTCCTCTGCAAATAGGGGAAATTTTTAATGAGTTAGATATCCATTCACCTGTACTAACACTTAAAGGGAAACCATCATGGAATGAAGCCGCGCTGGTAAACATAAACCACAGAATTGCAGGATTGATTAGACAATATAGAACACTAAAAAAATTGGTGTCTACGTATATTGATCCTTATTTAGATACAGAAGTAATGCGTACTTCTTTCTGTAATTGGGGAACAGCTACAGGACGCTTATCTAGTCGGCAACCTAACTTACAGAATATTCCTAGAAACCATTTTAAATTGGTCGAACCAACGATTACTTCTGAAGATAGGCTTACTTTACAGAATAAAATATCGGCGATGGTGGCTGCTAAAGGTATTACTCTCACAACGAGTTTAACAGATGATGTTTTAAGTACGTGGGCTTTTATTGGAGATGAGTCATACACGGCAGAAGACCCAACACAAATATCTATCAGACGATTATTTATCCCCAGACCTGGGTACTCATTAATAAGTTTTGATTATTCTCAAATGGAAGTTAGGGTTTTTATGTCATATTTTCGCAATGAGGTGATTGACGAACTTCTAAATAGGGAAGATGTAGACTTTCATGGTGAAGCCGCTAAACTAGCCTTTAATGTACAGGAAGATGATGAGCAGTTTAAGTTTTATAGGCAGATGGCAAAGGCGGTTACTTTTGGAACTATATATGGAATTGGGAGTAAGAAGTTAGCCCAACAATTAGGTACTACTCCTGCTGAAGCGGGAGCCTATAAGAAACAATATTTCAAGGGTATGAAAGGGTCTAAAGAATTTTTTGATAGTGTAGTCGAGACAGTTGTTACTAGGGGATGGATTAGAAATAGATATGGTAGACGATACCAAATAGCCCCCCAATTTGCCTACAAAGGGATTAATTATTTGGTACAAGGAACAAGTGCGGACATTCTTACTGAATGTATGATTCAAATACATAAGTATTTAGCAGATAAGAAAAGTAATATATTGTTACAAGTTCATGATGAAATCATATGTGAGATTCATGATTCGGAACTAGAAGATGCCCCATTTAAAATCAAAGATTTATTAGAACAGAACAGTCTGGATATTCCTCTTAAAGTGGATATGGAAATATGCTCTCCTTCATGGGCAACTAAAAATGATTTTACTACCCCTGATTATTTGGATTGGGATGATGTTCCTGTAACAGATAAAGATTTTATTGATTGGTAGGTCTAATGAAAATACCTAATACTGAAGATAAGAAAAGCTGGATTGATTGGGGCGTAAAAAAGGAATCTGACTTTTTACATGTTTGTAAGAAGTACGATATTCTATCTGGCATTAAAAAATATTCTGGGCCTGTATACTTCCCTGAATTTGTTTACCAAGATAGATATTTAGATTTAAAGACTGTTAATACTCCGTTCTTTTTAGCACAGCGCAAATTTAATATGAATCCAAATTTTGCGGTGACGCTTAATAAACAGGATGTTATGGACTGCACTATAAAATATCCTGAATGTCAGATTGTTTTTTGGGTAGATTGGAAAGCAACTACAAATTTTGGGGTATCAGTAGCAAGGCAACAAGGTGTGTGGTTTCTTTCATATGAACATATGTTAGATTTAGTTGCAGATTCTCCGCTACATACGTATCGTAATCGAGTTGATGATACAAAAGGAAATGCGAAAGATAGTTACGTTTTAGATTTAAGGCAGATGGATAAAAAAATCTCCGGTAGGTTTTAAATGGGGGGTGTTTAGTACAATGAATAAAGTTGATTTAAATAAAAGTGGTCAGGTAGGTTCTTTTGAAGAAGCATGTCGTGGGATAGCTATACAGGTTGCGGAAATTGTTATTTCAAAACAACATGACTATGGGCATGATAATATCCTAGCATTTAGGGAAGAGGGGTTAGTAGTTAGACTTTGGGATAAGGTAGCGAGATTGAAAAATCTATTGTGGATTAGTAAAGAAAAGCCTAAGAATGAGTCTATAGAAGATACCTTTACGGATATTGCTGGGTATGCTATAATCGGATTAATGTTAGCGGACGATTCGTTTCTAAAGGAATTAAAAGAACAGGAGATAGATAATGCCTAAGGTTAGTGTGCATCTTGGATTTACATTTAGGGTAGGTGATCTTT